CGTCATTCACAATGTCCGCGCCGTCGCGGGTGGTCTCGTAGCTCGCCGCGCATACGTCCTGATCCGGGCCTCCGATCGTGGCCTGCACGTTCTTCGCCTCGGTCGAGTCGCGCAACCAGTACCGATCGCGGAAACGTGCGGTGCCGTCCCGTGCCGCGTAGAACGCGCCGCCCTCGCTATCCGCGGTGAGCTCGAGCTGGTCATAGATCGGATCTGAATAGTCCGTGGCCTGGATCGGCACCTCGCCGGCGTCGAGGTTGCTCTGCGAGCTCGGCCACTCCGCGAGATTCAAGAGCCGCGCGATCCGCGCGCCGGAGAGCTCACCATCGCCGGGGGTCGAGGCATCCGCCGGTAGCTGAATGCGCGCGAACTGTGCGAGCGCGTCCTGACCATTGATCGTGATCTGCGGTGAGAGATCGGGCGCGTACGAATCGCTCACGCTCTCCACGAATCCGGTAAAGACCGGGAAGATCAGACCGCTCGCGTTCTCGAGCGCGGAGAGCCGGATCGGCATCCCGGTGCGTACCGGGAGGTTCGAGCTCGGCTGATCCACCCACGAGAACTGGCCGGCCCGGTCATCGACCGTGACGGAGATCGTGCCGGCGTCGAACTTGTCGAGCCACCGATTCCGGCCGCGCACGGTCGCGATGCTGCGGATCGAGCACGGATCGAGCTCCACCCACAGTGGTGACGCGGCGGACCATCCGCCGGTATCGAGCCGATCCCACAATGAGTGATCCCACGTGGCGACGGGGCCGGCGTTGTGCTGCGTGCCCTGGCCGAGCTCGAGGATCGGTGTCACCCACGGCGCCCAGGATGCGGTAGCGATCCCGGTCATGCCGCGCCTCGCCATCCGGCACCGTTCGCGTGCTCATACGCCTGGATCGATTGCACGAGCGCCGCGCCGACGCGTGACGGATCGGTGCCGGGAGCCACGTGCACGTCGATGTTGTAGGTATTGCCGCCGAGCAGTCCACCGCCACCGCCGAGCGACCGTGAGCCGGGAGTGCCAGAGAGCGGTACCACCGCCTCGGGGCCGGCCTCTCCGATGAGCGCGAACGTGGGCCGGGTCACGATCCCGCCGCTCGCGCCGGTCACGAGACTGAATCCCGGTACGTGAGACTTCGCCCAATCGAACGCGCTCTTGAGCGGATTGAGGAACGCGTCCGCGACCGATTGCGCCGCGCGGCCCACGGCGCCCGCCGCGTCGCTGATCGCGCCTGCGATCGCGCCGAACCATCGCACCACTGCGGTGTAGGCATCCTGCGCGCCTCGGCCCACAAGGTGGAGCACGCCCACGAGCCCGGCCACGAAAGCGCCCCACGTCTTGCCGAGCCCGCCGAGGAAGTTGCCGATGGCGCCGAACCATCCGGTGACCGCGTGGTAGACGGCCTGCGCGGCGCCGATGATCGCCTGGAAGATCGTGCTTATCACGGCCCACGCGATGCGGAGCGGGATGGTGAGGATCGAGCTCACGGTGGACCACGCCTTAGCGATCCATCCGATGACGGTCGAGATCACGGATACCACCGCGTTGAATACCACGCTCACCACGCTCCAGAGCGTGAGGAACGGCTGGATGAGCGGTTGCATGATCTTGAGCCACTGCGTGCCGATCCACGCGGCGACCTCGCCGAGCACTCCGACCACGGTATGGAACGCGCTCTCAAGCGTGGAGAGGTTCCGGTAGACGAGATACACCGCGCCGGCGAGCAACGCGAGCCCGACCGTGAGCGGGAACGCGAGCACCGCGAACAAAGTGAGCGCGCCGGCGAGGATGCCGAACTTCGAGGTGACGATTCCCACCACGATCGCGAGCGCGGCGAGCCCACCGATGATGAGGATGATCGGATTCGCGTCGAGTGCCGCATCGAGCACCACGAGCGCGGCCGCCGTCGCGAGGATCGCTTGCGTGAGTCCCTTGTTGTTCTTAATGAAGTCGGTAAACGTCTTTATCATCGGCGTGAGCGCCTGGAGCACCTGATTGATCGCGGGGAGCAACGCGGCGCCGAGCTGATCTTTCGTCTCGCTCATCGCCGCCTTGAACTGATCCGTTTTGCCGGCGGTGGTCTTGAGGTAGTCGCCCATCGCGCCCACGTACTTCGGCGCCACCTGCATGATGAGATTGAAACGGGCCTGCGCGGCCTGCGCCGGCGTGAGCTTCGCGCCGAGCGTCGCGATCCCTGAGCGGTACGCCTCGAGGTTCACGGCCGCCGGTGAGAGATCGATACCGAACTGCTTGACGCCACGCTGCGCGCCTACGAGCCCCTTCGCGAGCGCCTCCACCGCGTCGCTCATCGGGATATGCCGCGCCGCGGCAAGGTTGCCGGCGAGCGTCACGAGCTCTTTCGTCATGCCGGCGGCCTGTTGCTGGCCGAATCCGAGCCCGGTTAGCAACGTGCCGAGACGGTTCGTCATATCGTCCATCGCGGTGGTGGTCTGCGCGAACGACTTGACGCCCGTTTCGGCGAACGCCTCCATGCTTTTCGCCGCGGGCCCGAACGTCCGCTCGACGCGCCCGGTGGCGGCCTCGAGATCCTCGGCGCCCTTGACGGCCTTCGCCGCGAAGTCGATCGCGCCGAGGCCGAGCAGTCCCGCGGCTATCCCCTTGATCGCGCCCTTGAGACGTGAGCCGCTCGTCTGCATCGACGCCATCGACCGATCGAGGCTCGAGGTGTCGCCGACGAAGTGAACCACCACGTTCGCCATGAGCTACCGGCCTCTCCGTGCGAGCTCCGCGTGCCGGCGCGCGCGTTCCTCATCGCGCAGGATCTGATCCATCACCTCGAGCAGAGCGAGCGGATAGTCCATCACTGCTACGGGGTCGAGGTTCCATGCTCTGGCGACGGTCGCGGCGCGCCGCCACCGTCGCCGTTGCCTTCCGGGGCCGGCTCCACGATCTCGAGATCCTCCATCCGTAGATCGAGCGCCTGCTCGAAGGTGAAGGTGGGATCGGAGCGCCGCTTGACTACCGCGGCCATCGCCGCCATTGCGCGCACCTGACGCGGCCCGCCGATGATCTCGGTGATCGGCTGGCCGAGCATCTCGCCGGCCTCATCGAGCTCGCGGAGCGTGAGCTCGCTCATATCGACGCGCAATCGCTCATCGGTCATAGGAGCGCCGCCTCTCTGCTCATCGCAGCATCGGTGAGCCGCGCGTGCGTGAGCGTCGCGGCCGGGAGACCTCGGCCGAGGTACCGGCCTCGAGGCACGTACTGGCGGCCGCGGGTACCGCCGTACTCGACCCATCCCGCGTAGATCGTGCCCATCTCGAGCGTGGCGCCGGCCGGATTCGGCCGCACGGTGATCGAGCCGGCGAGCCGCCCCGAGATCTTGGGCACCGCGGCACGCGTCGCGGTGGCGAGCTCGGCCGCCGCGCCGCTACCGCCTGCGACCTCCGCGACGTGCGCCGCGGGTAGGACGCGCAGCATGGCGCGCTCGAACTGTGTCCAGTCCACGCGGATCCCGAACGTGGCGCCGGCCACTACGCCGGCGCGCCTGCCGGCTCGGCCGCCTGCTGCATTGCGCCGGTCGTCTCCGGTAGGAGGTTGCTCGGTGGCGTGATCGGAAAGTCCGGCGTGCCCTGCACCGCGAGCACGAAGTCAAACGCGCTGGCCTCACCCACGGTGGCGTCGATGAAAGAGAACGCCTTGACGCGTGCCGTGCCGGTCATCGCCGGATTGTCCACGCTCACGTCCTGATCGCCGTCCGGCACGAGAATGAAGGGGACCACCTGACCCACGAAGGGCCGCATGAGGTTCCACAGTCCGTCATCGCCGTAAGACGCGAGCGCGTTCAGCGTGATGAGCCAAACCTCGGCCTTGTAGCTCGTATACGAGCCGCAGAACGTCTCGGTAACGGTGTCATCCTGCGTGACGGTCGCGTGGACCTCATTCGCGGAGCACTGAATCTGCGCGCCGGGTGGCGTGGTCGTACTGTCACCCACCTGAATGATCGGGTGATTGAGAATGAAAGGCGCTACCTCGCTCACTGTCCTACCTCCACTAGTAGAGAGCTCTGCATCGTGATGCGCGCGACGAGATACATCACGCCGCCGATCTCGAGCCCGCCTGGCGCGGTCACTTGCACGATCGGCACGTCCCGCACGTAAGAGATCGCGCCGGCCACGAGCCGCTCGAGCTCGGCAACGCCCGGATCGGGATCGATGCGGCCGGCGATCGCGAGCACGTCGAGACGCGTGGTCCACACGCACGGTGTGCTCGGCTGAATCCACGGCTGTGACCACGTGAGCATGAAGGCGGGAGGCTCGACCGCATCGACGGGAGCCTCAAGTACCGCCACCTCTTCATCGAACGCGCTGAGCGCCGCGGCGACGTGCGCGCGGAGATCGGCGAACGGCGCCGCGGTCATCCTGCGATACCGAACTGTGCCTTCAGCGGGATCAGAGTCATCGCGTGCCGATCGAAGGTGTCGCGCGGTGTGCGAAGCACGCCGGAATCGGCGAATCCGATCGCGCCGAACGCTGCATCGTTGGCCTTCACCCACTCGACCGCGCGCGCGACGTTCGTAGTCGTGAGCAACGCGGGTGGCGGGTCCGGCCATGCGGGCGCGTCCGCGTCGAGATCGAGCCAATGATCGATCTCGAGCGCCGCGGCGTCGAGACAGAGCTGATACCAGTCGGTGTTCTTCGGCGTGACGGCCTGCCGCAGTTGCGCGGCGAGCTCGTCCACGGTCGCGTAGGCCATGCACTACTTGCCGGCGATCTCGTCCGCCGGGAACTGTCCGCACGTCTCGTGCGAGCTCGGCCCCTCACCGGGCACCGCCGCGTCGTCCGGCGCGCCCGTATCGGTCTGCGCCGGCGCCGCGACGGGATCTGCTGTGCTCGAGCTCGGTCCGATCTGACTCATAGCCGATTCCTCCCCTTCTAGGCCGGTGGTGTGAGCGGGACGAAGGCGCCGGCCTCGGTTGCCTTCGCGACGAAGGCGCCGATGATCCCGACCTCCATACCGCCGAGCGCCGGCTCCACGGCTCGGAGCTCCACGGGCGCGCCCGCGGTCTCCGCGGCGAGTAGCGAGCCGGCGTTCGCGACGATCACGGACGTGGCCGGGAGCCCTGGCGAGATTACGAGCCGCAGTCCGGCGATTCCGCCGGTGCCGGTCGCGAGGCTGAACTGGCCGCCCGCAACGAATACCGGCGAGGCCGAGCTCGCGAGTCCGATGAGCCGGTACCCCTCGGTGATGCCGGCGAAGATCGTGTCGGCACGGTGCCGCGTGTTGGAGTAGATCTGTCCGGCCGCCGCGGTGATCGCCGCGAGCCATCCCTCGAGATCGTCGCTCGCCACTGCGATCGGCGTGGTGCCTACGGCGCCGAGCACGGAGCCGGCGGCCGCCTCGGTCTGGATCGCGTACTGCTCCGCGGCGAGCTCGAACCACAAGGTGAGCGCGTCCGGCGTGGTCCAGTTGATCGCTTGCCACGAGATGTCGCCGGCGCCCACGTAGGTGTCGGCGATCACGTCCACGAATGTCACGGTCATCTTCTGTGATGGGGCCTCGGTCTTTTCCGCCGTCTGCTTCCCCACGATCGGCCGTTGCGTGATGCTCGGATAGGAGAGCTTCCCGGACGTGAGCCCCACGCCGCGCGCCGCGTCCACGATCGGCCGGGAGGTGTCGATCACCTGCATGATCTGCGTCATGTATTGCGTGGGCATGAGCCCCGCAACGTCGCTCGAGATCGTGTTCGCCACCGCTCGATCGAGCCGCTCGATCGCCGCGGTGCGCGCGTTCGGCCCGCCGGCCATCTGCGCGATCCCATCGAACCGGCGGATGATCTCGTCACGCGCGTACTGCGCGAACGTCCGGTAGACCACGTTCTCGTCTGCGCCGGCCGGCACCGCGCTCGTCTCGTGCCGCTCGATCGCCGCGGGCACGCGCCGTGCGAGCGCCTCGGTGTGCGCGGTGCGGATCTGCTCGAGCTCGGTCTGCTGATCGATCTGCGGTGTGAGCTCGTCACGCGCGCGCGCAGTGCTCCGCTCGATCAGTTGCATCTCGGCATCGGAGAGATCGCGCTCTTCCTCTTGCGCGGTGTTCGCAATCGTCTCGCACTGCTCGAGCAACGTGGAACGCTCGGCGAGTAGCCGATCGAGGATGGTGGACACGGTAAGCACCTCCGGGACGCGTGCGGATCTTGTGCCGTGTCGCCGGGTGTCGGCCGGAGCCTCCGAGGTG